ATACTTCCAGCTCGAGGACTATTACCCCTTCTTGCACTTAATCTATGATTTGGTGATACATATACTTGATTTGCACCACTACCATCTGCAAGCGGTTTATTGAATATTGTCCCTTTTGCTGCTACGTCTGCTGGTTGTGGCATGTTAGTTAACCTTTAAAATCTTCATCGTTTGTTCCATATCCTTTATATATGAGTGCTCCACGGAGCATCTTCCTAAAGGATCGGTTATTATTCTTCCAAACGTCTGTGATATTAATAGAGCGTGATTTGCCGTCTTTAATACTAACGAAGTCTTCTATTGGTAAATTAGAAGCGGATGTCCACTCAGACCTAGCAACGTCTAGCAACAGACCTTTAATTTGACTTATATTATATTTAGATACTGAGTTGTAGGGTAATGTCAATTTGTTGCGTCGTAAATTTTCAACGACTATTCCTCTTTTAAGTGGATGAATGTAATGGAGATTGCACCCTAAAAAAGAAGATCCCTCAACCTTAATTACAAATACTAGTGGAAATGGATCAAATACTGATACATTGTCTTTTTCTGATGAATATTCAAACATAAAAAGATGTCCCTGTTTTGGGAATCTTCTAATCATATTGTCATCTGGATCATCACTGGTGCGATCTCTCATCTCATCTCTGATGAGACGTTGTGGATCTGCTGCATATCTTTTTGACAGTCTCCTGAATGCCTTTCTGTAAAAGAATGGAGATCTACCAGGTTCTACGTCAACTTCTTGTCTTAAATCTTCAAAGAGAGTTGGTTTAGACATTACTTGATTCCTAGTTCGTCTTCGGTTATAATTTTAAATTCAAGTCGCCTATCTTTACACCATTCTGTTGCTGCTCTCCATTTAGCAATATTCTTTTCATAAGTTTTTGCCTCATTAATAAAAGTCTTGGTTGCTTTATTATTTTTGGGTCTCTTTGGTGGTTGAGTTTGACGCTTTGGTTTAACTTCTACAACGTAAGTTTTGGTTGTACCTCCTTTCTCTTTTACTTTTATAAGGAAGTCTGGGAAGTATCGGTGGACTCTACCGTCGAGGGGTGATAGATATGGGATGCAAAACTCTTCACTCGCCCACTCTATAATATTCTCATTCAAATCACACCAAGCACAGAATTTTCTCTCCCAACTACTTCTACATATAATGTTATTTGGATTCCCCTTATACTTTTTGGGGAATGATGGTCTATACCTGCTCTTAATACTTTCGCCCATAAACTTGGCTACATATAATATACGGATCCATAGACTTATTTAGATGGCACGTTCATCAAGAGACTCAATACCAGGTGGATATTTAGGGGATATTACTAATAGTGTCGCGGGTGCTCCCATACATCCTGGAGTAAAGATATCAGATCTTAGGGCGAAGATAATGCGCCCCTCCTTGACATCAGTATATGGTGTTATGGTTGAACAACCTCCTGGATGGAAATATCAAGGTTTTGATAAACAGTTATTGGAGTTAACTTGTGTTGAGGCATCTCTACCTGGATCAAGTTTAGGGACAATAGAAACTAATAGAGATTATCGTGGAGTCATTGAGAAGCACGCATATTCTAGACTGTATGATGACACCATAGATTTTACTTTTATGGTGACTATGGATACTCCTCCACTTCAAATTGGTCAAATTGAAGAAACTCAAAATCCACAAAGAAGTTATCAACAGATTAGGTTCTTTGAAGAGTGGATGGCGTATATTATTGGTGATGATAAAAAGAATGATGAAGCAAGAAAGGCACCAAACTATCAGCAGACTGCTCTTAGATATCCAGAAGAATATCAGTCATCCTTGACTATTGTTAAGTTTGAGAAAGATCTTGGATTTGGTAAGGATACGTCACAAAATATTTTGGTGTATGAGTTTGTTCAAGCATTCCCCAAATCCATTAGTTCAGTTCCAATAAGTTATGATGGATCTAACGTTTTAAAAACTACAGTATCTTTTACTTATACTAGATACTTTATCTCATCATTAACTAATAAAGTTGATTCTAGATTTGCTAAAAAGCAGGGTCCCAATCCAAATGCACCTGGAAATGTGGATCTAAATGGTGACATTGCATCTGTTGCTGAGAGTGCCATAGCACAATCATCAGATATCACAAATAGAAGAAGCAGTCAGTGGTTGGGAACAAACTTCTCGACGCGGAGAAGAGGACTTGCCTAACAACCCTATAAATAAACACATGAATTGATAAGTTTATGCCATTACCTACTATATCAGCTCCAACTTATGATCTTGTTCTTCCTTCCACGGGAGAAGAGTTGCAGTATAGACCATTCTTGGTAAGAGAGGAAAAACTTCTTGTTCTTGCCTTGGAGAGCGAAGATTCAAAGCAGATTACTACAGCAATTAAGACTGTAATTAAAAACTGCATTATGACAAAAGGTGTGAAGGTAGAGAATCTTCCTACTTTTGACATTGAATACCTCTTTTTGAATATCCGTGGCAAGTCTGTCGGTGAAGAGATTGAGGTAAATGTTCTTTGTCCTGATGATGAGGAGACTTATGTCCCAGTGACTATTAATATTGATGATATTAAGGTCAAGAAGTCCGAAGGTCACGATAGGTTGATCAAGGTTGATAGTAAAATTGCTATGGAGATGAAGTATCCTTCTCTTGAGCAATTTATTAAAAGTAATTTTGACTTTTCTGGTGAGAATAATGTTGAGCAATCATTCGATTTGATTGCAACTTGCATCAGTCAAATCCTCACTGAAGAAGAAACTTGGGATCTTGATTCTGTACCTAAAAAGGAAGTGATTGCCTTCTTGGATCAGATGAACTCTAGTCAATTTAAGTTGATTGAGAAGTTCTTTGAGACCATGCCTAAATTGTCTCATGAGATTGAAGTTACCAATCCAAATACCAACGTAACAAGCACTGTCGTACTGGAAGGTCTGTCGAGTTTTTTCGCATAGCCCTCTCCCATATGGATTTGGAGAATTACTATAAGTTAAACTTCGCCTTGCTCCAGTACCATAAATACTCATTAACTGAGGTAGAGAATCTAATTCCATGGGAGCGGGAAGTTTATGTTGCATTGTTGAAGGCTCATTTGGAAGAGGAGAAACTCAAAGCGCAACAAGCAAATAATAGTAACTAATGGCGAGAACACCAGCATTTATTCGCGAATTTATACCATACTCCACCATTAAGCAAAATGAGCTTAAGTGGAGTACTTATGCTGGTAGCCGTATTTCTTATAACAGAAATCTTCTCGCTCGTGAGTTTGGTGTAGATCCTGATAGAGTATATTCAATATTTGCAAGGAATTTTAAGAAGCATACAAAAGACTTTCCTTTAGCAGCAGTAGATACTGGAACAGAGAAGAATAAGAGAGATTATGAGAAGCAAGAGCAGTATGTCCTGTTCTTGTGGAATTATTATGTTGTAGAGAAACCAAAAAAACCAAGTCTACCTAAGAAACCAAAAGAGACAACGGTGCCAGTGCCGCCCGTAGAGGATTCTTATGTAGACCCAGATAATCCATATGCTGGTGATATTGACGACCCTCCAATGATTGCGGAGATGAGTCGTATCAAACCACCAAGAGGTGGTGCATTAGTAAAACGTCGTGCTAGACCAAAGTCCCAGTTAGTAAAAAGGTCTGGTGCTCTTGCTAGACGTGAGGATGTACAACAAAAAACATATGCACCTCCAACAGGTAAATCTGGTGAGGATGTTCTTGGTGATTATCCTATCCCCCCAAGAATACTAGAACTTCTTGTTCAGTATGAGGCCATTCCGCGTGGAACTTATGTTGATATTGATTATGATACTTATTTGTCAGGTGTCAAGGAACTTATACGAAGATCAGATCCATCATATCAGTTTGCAGATAAAATTGAATTAAGCACTGAAGACACTAATTTACTTCAGGGAGAAGTTAGAAAAGTATCGAGAACAGTTAAGAAAGGACAAAAATTCCGTCCAAATACAAAGACAGTCGGTAAACCGACAAGAAAACCTGCAACAAAACCACTCCGTAGTATGCTTGGTGGTGCTCCAGAGCAACCACAACAACTTCTTCTTCCTCCTGGTGAAGATGGTAAGAAGAAGAGGAAGCGTAAAGCATCTCTTGAGGAGAATGTTGCTGCGATAAGAAAGTCTGTTGAGAAAATCTTCAAAGCACTTAATGGTCAGTTTGAGGCAATAAAGAAGCAAGCAGAACGTGATAGACTTAATAAGCAAAGAGAGCGTAGAAAGAAGAGAGAGAATGCTCTAGAGGGTGCTGGAAAGTTTATGTTGAAGCAGGCAAGGAAACTTGCCGCTCCTACATTTGATTTATTAGAAAGGTTATTTAAGTTCCTCGGAACAGTTATTCTTGGCAGAGCTCTATTTAAAGTAGTTGAATGGTTAGGTGATAAGGAGAATCAAGATAAAATAGAAGCATTAGGAAGATTTTTAAAAGATTGGTGGCCAGTATTACTGTCGGCATTTGTTCTGTTTGCAACTCCTTTGGGTGGATTGATTAGATCTGTGCTTGCAGGTGTAGTAAAACTGTCTATGTTTATGGCAAAGAAGGCGATCCCTGGTCTTCTGAAATTTGCTAAAGCAAATCCTCTTGCAGCAGCTGCTGTTGGTGTCGGTGCTCTTGGACTTGCTGCAGTTGCCGCTAATCAGGATGGAACTGCGGTCGTAAAAGATCCAGAGAAACCAAATAAGTCTCAGATGGATGAGATTAATGAATTTGGTGGGATGACTGGTGCTCCTATCAGTGGAGACATGTTGGGATTCAAGGGAGGTGGTCAAGTTCCAAGATACGCTAAAGGTGGAAATGTTCAACGTAATAAGAGAACAATGCCATCTGGTGGTAAGGTATCACAATCCACTGGTAAGAGAGTCAAGGGTGCAGGAAAAGACACTCAGATGATTGTTGCTCAACCTGGTGAGATTGTAATGTCTAAACCAGCAGTTGATAAGATCGGAGCACCATTCCTCCTTAATCTTAACAAGATGGGTGGAGGAACCAATCAACCACAGTTCACTAAATTGGGTGATCTTCAATTTGCTCAAGGTGGTGGTGTAGTTGGTGCTAAGGACATTGATATGGAAAAAGTGATGCAAACCTTGAGGGATGCATATATCACTCCTGACGATTTAGGACCTGCAGGAATCGATAATCCAAGAATTCAAAACGTAGCAAATTATCTCTATGGAATAGAGAAACTGAATAGTGAAGGATTGGATGAATTCCAAGTTATAGATCTCCAGATTGCAAAGAAATCTTATCCTAAGATGGATAGGAATAGAAGAAGGAAGAATCCTTTTGCATCTAAAGGTGAAACTCAAGATAAGAAGGAGAAGAAACCAAAGGCAAAACCCAGACCCATGGGTCGCTCTGCAGCGAAGAAGAGAATGGAGGCGAAGAAGGAGGAAGAGGGTGGAATGGAAGCACCTTCCGCCAAGAATAAGGTTGCACCAGCAGCGGCAGCAGCAGTCATCACAGGTGCTATGCCACAGACTGCACAGACGGCACCAGCAGCAACCGCTAAACCTGCCCCTGCAATGTTGGGTAAGGGTAATTTACCTCCTGCGCCAGAACCACCACAACCCAAGGTGAATGTGATGTCAGCAAAGACAGGTTCTCCTCCTCCTAGCGGTGGATCTGGTGGGGGATCTGATGGTTTTAGAGATGTGCCTACAAGTTTTGATACATTTTATCAGACTGATTTGAGGATGCAGATGCTTGCGATCTACGGAATCACTGAGGTAGAATAAAATGGCAGTTAATACTAATAGATTTTTACCTTCAAGTCGCGGTGGATCACTTGCAACAACAAGACCAACAGCAACTCTTGTTCCTTACAAGAAACCTGCTGGAGGGGCACTTGTAAAACAACCTACTCCAGATGATGAGGGAGATACAAAACCATCACTGGAAGAAGATGTTGCTGCCATTAGAGAAAAAACAAAGAAGATTGAGAAGATTATTGGTAAAACCTTAAAACTCAATAAGGACACAATGAGGTTTGAGGCGAGAACGAGTCAGAAGGATTCTCGTGCGGAGAGTGAGAAAAAGAGAGAGAAGGGGAAAAAATTTGGTATAAAGATGCCCAAAGGAATGAAGATCCCTAAGTCGGGATTTTTAGATAATATTAGAAAGTTTTTGGGCACCGTGCTTTTAGGTAGATTCATGATGTATCTCCTTGAGTATGCACCTAAAATTGCAGAGTTTATTAAATTTATTTCACCTATTGCTACTTTTGTAGGTGATGTTGTCAGTGGACTTGTTGACAAGTTGGTGACAGCAATTACATTTGGATATAAAGTAAAGGATAAGGTAGAAGAGGTAACTAAAAATTTATTTGGTGACGAAGGACTGAAGAAGTTTAAAGACTTCCAAGGTTATTTTACCAAATTCATGAATCTGGCATTGATTGCCGTCATGGTTGGAGCAACCGCTGCTAATGATGCTGGAATTGGTAAAAAAAGATTGGGTGGAAAGGCGGGGCAGGATTTAAAAGGTAGAAAAACTAGTACATCTGCTCAGCAGAGATACCGTCGTAGATTTGGTGATAGAAAGTTTGCTGATAGGTTTGGTAGAAAAAATCTAAACAGACTTGGCAAAAATGTTGCTAAAAAGTCAACTACCAAGTTAGCTAACAAAGCTGCCACTGGTCTTGGTGCTAAGTTTGCTAAGACAGGTGCAGGAAAGATTATTGGTAAAGTTCCAATTGTTGGTCCACTGATTGACTTTGGTGTAAGAGCATTTATTCTTGGGGAACCCTTAGGTAAAGCAGCAGCAGGTGCTGTTGGTATGGGTGTTGGTCAAGCATTAGGAACATTCCTTGGTGGTGCTATCGGTGGTATTGTTGGATCTGTTGTTCCTTTTGTGGGTAATTTGCTCCTTGGTGGTGCTGGATCAACCATTGGTGGAATAATTGGTGGTGTTATTGGTGATCAGATTGGTGTCAGTCTGTATAATGTCATTGCTGGTAAAGAAGATGCTGGTGCTGTTGATGAGGCTGGTCTTGAAGCGAAGGAGAAGGGTGGTGAAGTTGGCGTAGATTATGAAGAAGAACGCAAAAAGAGGGCAATGAATGCCCGAATAAAGAGAATAATGCCAACACCTGATACCCATATGAAGGTTGGTAAAACAGCTGCGAGTAAGGCAGAGGGTAAAAGGGGAAGTATTTTTAATAGAATGTTCTCTTTTATGAGTAATGTTGCTGAGAATGTTAGTCCATTTAAAAAAATTCAAGATGGTATTAAAAAATTAAGACAATCTAATTCAAGTATAATAAGTAAGATCATGGCACTTGGTGCTGATCTTATTGCGGGTAAAAAACCAGATGCAAAGACACTTAAAGATATAATTGGGTCTTTAGTATCGTTCTTTGATGCTGCTATTCCTGCTCCAGTAAACTTACTTAGAACTATTCTGCAAAAGTTAGTTGGTGGTGGTTATATTCTTGAGACGCCATCACAACAGCAAAGTAGAGTTAGAGATTTGACTAGAGTCATCGAGACTCAATTTTTGCAGGAGGTTGTTAAAGATACCACACAGGCATTAAATGTAATTAGAGGAATTGAAGGTAAAAAAGCAGGACAACCTTCGAGTGGCAATAATGGTAACGCTGCTACCTACGTTGCTACCAGAAGTTCTAGTCCAATGATTCCTGGAGCTAGATTGCCCTCTGCTGGTAGAACATTGGGTGGTTCTGATAAGTTGGTTGGACTCACAGGTCAATCTGGATCTGTTAAGTATGATGGTCAAGCAGGTGCCAGACTTGATATATCATATAGTCCGTTTGCTCAGTCAGATATTGAAGCGCAGGCATCTAAAGGTGGTATTGTAATTACATCTGGTAAGGGATACCGAGCAAGTACTAACTCTGACCACAGAGGATATGATGTTGGTGCTGATCCTGGAACACCAATGTATGCTTATCTAGATGGTGAGGTAACTCACTCTAACACTCAACTTGGTGGTGCTGCAGATGGTGGATATGGATACTGGGTCGTATGGAAGGATGATCCACATGGCGCATATCACTTCTTTGGTCACCTGGATAGACCTCCTGCATTGAGTCCAGGCACAAAATTTAAAGCAGGTGCATTACTTGCTAATGTAGGTGGTTCTGGATTTGGTTCTTTGGACTCTTATCCACCTCACCTTCACTGGGAGATATCTACTTCTGCTCCTGCAGCAAATGGTCAGTTTAGTAGTTATGTTGATCCTGGTAAGTGGATCAACACCCATGGTGCTAATACTGAAGCACAAATTGCAACAAATACACCATCAAATAATGCTGCTGATGTTTCACAGCAGACTTCTTATGAGGAGGCAGGATCAACTGTTGCAGTAATTGAGAAGACTGAGTATGTGAGAGTTCCTGTTTATAATCGTAGAGGTAGAAAAACAGGAGCATATAAATCTGTTCCTAAGGATACTCAAGTTATATCTGCAACTGCTTGATTAAATACTTAAGTAATTAATAATTACCATGCCAACATCAAACCTAGCAACTAATTCTGGTAATATCTCAAAACTTGAGATATTTTCTAATAAAGTAAGTGGCAGCAAAGATATTTCTGCTGGTGTTGTTGAGTGTGATTATTATGAGAGTATATTGGAACCAACAGTAAGATTCTCTATTCTTGTTGCAGATTCTGGACATGAAGTTGGTGGTGGAGATAAGGCAGTATCGGCAATTCAATACTTAAAATTATCTGGTTCAGAGAAGGTGCATCTTACACTAGAAGATGCTTATGGTAATAAGTTGAAGTATGAGGGCGATAATGCATTGTATGTGGAGAGGGTGAGGAATATCGCATCATCTCAAAGTGGGGTGACATATGTTATTGATTTGTTCTCACTAGAAGCAGTTGCCAATGATCTTGCAGCATGTTCAGTTTTTCGTAGATTTGATGGTGAAATTAGTGCAACAGCGAATGCTATTCTTACTGATGCATTGAAGACTAAAAAGAATATTATTCTTGATACTACTGCCAATAAATTTAATGTTGAAGGTAGAGGTAAAAAACCATTTAGATTGATAGCAGAGATTGCTACAAGAGGAGTGTCTGCAAAGTCTAAGAGTAGTGCAGGATATCTCTTCTTTGAAACTTATGATGGATTTAATTTTAGATCAATTGATAACTTATTTGATGATTCTGAGGGTGCCAGAACATATATCTACAACAATAGTACTGAACTTCCTGTAGGATATGAGGCAAAAATTATTAGGTATGATGCGGATCAAAGTATAAGCGTATCCAAAAATCTACATTCTGGTGCGTATGGGTCATCACTGCAGACTTCCAATACATATTCTCATGTATATAATACCAAAGCACAAGAGATAACAACAGATGAGCAGAAGGTGCATGGTGGAATAGATGTACCAGAACTTGCAAAAGATTTTCTTGAACTGTTCCAAAGCACAGTATCAAAAACGTTTAAGAAGAAGGACGACGTTGGAAATCTACCCACAGGATCTGTAGAGGAGCAGGTAGATCAGGCAACAGAACCAAATCTGAAGTTGGATGAAGTCATACTGCAAAGTGCTATGACTTATAATAAATTATTCAGTTTAGATATTACTATTGCAGTCCCAGGAGACTACACAATAAGAGCAGGTTCTATCGTTCATGCCGATTTTCCACAAAAAGATGCTAAAATGGACAAGGGAGATGATTTTGATAAGGAATTAAGTGGGCTTTATATCGTCGCTGATGTTTGCACCCACTTGACGCAGAAGCATACCGTAACTAAAATGAGATTAGTTAGGGATTCGTATGGTAGACAACCAAATAGAAACACTGCGACTGCTGGAAAACCTGCTTTAGCGGGTCAAGAGAGTCCAAGGGGTATATTTGGTTCAAAGGATACTAATCCATTCTCTGAATTTGGTAATACTGATGAAGAGATTGCAAGACGATTATCGGCAGAGGAGAAAGACCTCGTAAATAGATGGAATAGTGGTACTTGGGAACCAAGTGGAACTACCGACACTGGCGGAAACGTTATAGATAGGACATCTGTTGGTAAAGAAGTCGATGTTGATCTAGATGCTGGATATGATGATCCTAACTTCAATCCAGATGATTATCTGGAATTATCCTAATAAATAGTCAATAACTCGATAAACCATCATGGAAAACATCGAAGCACACATCGAGAAGGATAAGAAGATCCTTGAGGATCCTACTACTTCTCCACAGCAGCGTCGTCATGTCGAGGAAGAATTACACGACCTCGAAGAGTGGGTTGAGCATCATAAAGAAGAGATTGAGGCGGGGGATCACCACGATCCAAGTCCTTTAGAACTTTATTGTGATCAGAATCCATCCGCACTTGAATGTAAGATTCACGATAACTGATTATATAGATGGCAACTTATCTAACACACCCATTTTACGATGAAGGCAGTTCCTCCATGTTCTGGACAGGAATTGTTGCACCCAGAGAAGTTTGGGCGAGAGATGACGAACTCGTTGGATCTCGTGACCAAGTTAAGAACTGGGGATATAGGGTTAAAGTTAGAATAGAAGGTGTCCATTCTCCAGATAAAAATGTACAGTCCGATGACCAACTTCCTTGGGTTGTAATTGGTTCTTCGAGTGCAGGGTCTGGTCATAAAAGAACAGGACTAACACCAGGAATCACTCAAGGTTCCAAGATTGCTGGTTACTGGGAAGACCCTGCAAAAAAAGAAGGTCCAGTGTATCTTTACACTATACCAAATAATGATCAGCTTCTTTTACCTAAAAAACAACCAGACAATAACGGATTTATTCCTTTTAGTGGATATAAGGATTGGGACACTGTTGCTAGTTACTCCATCCCTGCTTTAAAGGGTAAACCTTTGGAGGGAATGACCCTTCCAAATATTATGTCACTTAGTGATAAGACAACGGTAAAGGAAGCTTCTGTTCCTCTGTCTTCTCCCACAGAGTGTGATAAAAATGAAATGAGTTCCATTGGAATTTACATGAAGGAACTCATCTCAAAGATTGAGAGGGCAACAGACCAGTTAAATACGTGGGAGACTGCTGCTCAGTCGTGGATTGCAGATAAGCAGCAGTGGATTCAAGAAAAGTCCGCCGAAGCATCTGAATTTATATCTCTTGGATTAAAAAATCTATTCAGAGATATTAGGAAGTTTGTTGAGGAGCAGATTAATGAACAAACTAAAAAATTAATTGAACTTGTCAATCCTCCAGATAGAGATAAGGCAAAAACTGCTAAGGATGCACTTATTCAATTGATTGTTTGTTTATTCAATAAAATGATTGGCAACCTTAAGGCAATGGTTGGCAACTTTTTGTCTCAGATGCTTGATCGCTATATTAATGTTCCTGCATGTGCCGTTCAAAATTTTGTTGGTAGTCTTTTAGGCAATACTCTTGGTGCTCTTACTGGAGCTATCAATTCAATTATCAATAACATATCCTCTTTACTTGGTGGTGCATTTAGTATTGCGGGATCTATTCTTGGTGTTCTTGGTCAAATCGCTGGATTCTTTGCTTGTGAAGAGAAGCAAGAGTGTCCAGACACTAAGGAGTGGAATATATTTGATGGTGGATCTCCACCAATGACCTTAGATTTAGATAGTATTATTAATAAAGCAAAAGGTGTTGCTGGTGCAGCATCAAAATTGGTAGATATTGAAAATCTTGCATCTATTGATTTTGATGGTTTGATTGCTGATGCTGCTCAGTCTGCAGGTGGATGTAACGTTGGTCCTGTGTTCTGTGGACCACCTCAAGTGACCTTCTGGGGTGGTGGCGGATCTGGTGCTAAGGGAAATGCAATTGTTAGTGCTGCTGGATCACTTTTAGGTATTGATTTAATTGCTGGTGGTCTAGGATATAAAAAAGCACCAAGTGTTCAAATTAAAGATAACTGTGGTAAAGGTGGTGGAGTCCGAGCTAAAGTTATAACAGCACCTGATGGTGGCATAGATCCTGAAACTGGAGACCCTACACTTAAAGTTGTGCAGGTTATTGTTCAGGATGAAGGTGGTGGATTTATATCTAGACCTAATGGTGATCTTGGTGGTGATGGTAGAGTTTGGGCACCAGCGGATTATACTGTAGTTAAAAGGGAAGATGGTAGGTGGGAAAAATTCCCACCAGAAAGGAGTTCTCCTGAAGATCTTGATATAAGAGATGGAGATACTGTAATTGCTCCTGGTGATAGAACTATTATTGAGGGTGGAGTTCCGATTATTGGACCAGGTGGCAGAGAAACTCCAGGTTCAGGTGGTCGTGATACTGTAGACCCTGGCAGCAGACTTCCTACTGGAGAGACTCAGGAAGAAAGACTTGCAAGACTTAGAAGAACAACAGTTCTTCCTGGAACTGGACCAAATGGTGCAACTGAGTTTGATGCATTCCCAACACTAGATATTGGAAGTTATCCTGCAATGTTGTATTTGTGTGACATCAACATTGAGAATCATGGTATAAATTACAGTGATGGTGATAGAGTTGTTATTGAACCAAGTAATGGAACAGAAGTTGTCCCTACATTTGGACCTTTTGGTGTATTGCAGTCAATAAGAATTGTCAAAGCAGGTAAGGGTTTTATAGAGAGACCGCTAATTTACGTTGAGTCTGAAACAGGATATAATGCTATATTGAGACCAGTATTTTGTGTCGATAGAATTGGTGACGATACCGATGGTGAGGTTCCAGATGATCCTATTCTTGGTGGAGTTGTATCTATAGTAAATTGTGTTGGCATTGTTGCCAACGATGAATTTGCAGGTTACATTAACGGACAACCATACTATGGTCCAACACATCAACATAGAGGTGTGAAGATGGTTGGTGCTCAGCATACACAAAGACCACATCCATTGGTGTGGGATAGTGTTTCTAAGAGTTTGGATAACTACGATAACAGATTCCAGTGGGTGAATGGTAATCTGTTACAAGTAGTAAGAGCTGCAACTCCAACTTTACCTATTTCTACTCAACCATCTACAGCAACTCCTACTCCTACTCCATCTAATGGTGGAACTATGGCGACACCTTCAACAGGAACTGTTCTTCCTAATGCAAATACTGGAACTCCACCTCCACCTCCGCCACCACCATCAGCACCTTCGAGTGCTCCATCGCCATCACCGTCTCCAACACCCCCATCTCCTCCACCACCATCACCTCCAACTCCTCCACCACCATCACCACCGTCTGGTGGCGGCGGATATGGATACTAAAGGTATAATAAAAAATGTCACCAAAAATTCATAACCCAATAGAATTAGGTAACGACTTCGGTCATATTAAGTTTGGGCATATAAATGCCAACCACACTTATGCTGGAGTTTTAGTTCGTAATGGTCCTCCAGGACAGTCATCTGAGCATTATATGATGTTCATGTCCTCTGGTACGATGGCGGGAGGAACTATCCATAGATGTCCTGGTGTTTATCAAATTTTTTGCGGTGAAGATCCCGTTAATGATACCGCCATGGTTGTAACTGCGGCAAGAGGTGATATAATATTCAAGGCACCAAAGGGTAGGATTAGATTAGATGCAAGAAATGTTGATATAAAAGCAACTGGTTCAAATAATAAAAGCGGACATATCAACATTGAGTCTAACGAAAAGATTACCATTAAATCTAAAAATATTGAGGTTGATGGTGATGCCATGGCAAAATTTTTGTCTTCGGGAACCTGTGAGTTAGTTGGTAACGCTGCTCTTAATTTTTACGGTGGATTGATTGATTGTGCCGATTCTGGAACTACTGTTAAACCATCCAAAGGAACATCTCCATTTGAATCTCAACAACGAGGAGGAGGATTTTTATAATGAAAGTACCTGATTTAGAAGTTAAAAAGACATTATATGTTGGTGAGGGTGACCCCAGCATGGTTCTTGGTAAAGGTCCACTTCAAATTAGAGGTGGTTCTTTTATCGAAGGTCCCATGGTTGTTGGGGATATGCCACCATTTTTGACAGCAACTGTCATGATTGGTCCAGCATCAAATGCAGATATTACTCTTCCGCCAATTATTCCTGGTGCTCTTTGTACAGGAATTAATAACCCATATTCTCTTGCTGTTGATGGTCCAGCAGCATTTTTAGGTGTTGTAGATGCTGCTCAGAATATTAATGCTGGGGGTGACATCACCGCTCAAGGTGAGGTTAAGTCTCGTTGTGGAGTCCATATTCTCTCAGCAAAGAAGAATTTTGATATTCCTCACCCAACTAAAGAAGGTTGGAGATTGCGTCATACTTGTCCTGAAGGACCAACAAATGATGTATACATAAGAGGTAAACTGAAGAATCATAATATTATTGATCTTCCAGATTATTGGAGAGAGTTAGTTGATCCAGAATCTATCACTGTGTCAATAACTCCTGTGGGTAGTAATAACAATATTATGATTCATGCAATTGAAGATAATAAAGTAGTACTTCACTCCACGAGACCAATTAACTGTCATTATCTTGTTTTTGGTGAACGTATGGATGGGGAGAGACTTATTTCAGAGTATGAAGGATCAACTCCTGCAGACTATCCAGGAAATAATGATGAGTATTCAGTATCTGGATATCATTACGATAAGAAGAGGTAATTATGCCCGAATTTGTAACAGAAATAAACGGTAGTCCTGCTTGTGATGGCACATGGAGTGGTGCTCCCACCAGTGATTGGAGATTTCCTATCTATCCATGGACTGGTGATAATGACTATCCAGCAGATGCATGTCCTCTGAGGACGCATAATTTTATTGAATGTACTGATTTGAAATGGGCAGGTGGTATCTTGTCTGTAAAAGCACCCATTTGGGATGCAAAGAAGTCGTTTGATATCTCTCACCCAACTAAAGAAGGTCATAGACTGAGATATATTTGTCTTGAAGGACCAGATGCAGAGGTATATTTTAGAGGCAAACTTGTAAACGAGAATTACATTCAACTTCCAGAATACTGGAAGGATCTTGTTGACATGGAGACTTTGGGTATTACATTGACTCCTAATGGTCACTGGCAAGAACTGTTTGTTGAGAAGATTGAATGGGGATCTAGAGTCTCTATTAAAAACAATGCGGGCACAGCAATCAATTGTGATTTTGTTGTGTATGGTGTTCGTAAGGACGTTACCAAGAATATTCCAGAGTATCAGGGGTTGACACCACTGGACTATCCAGGCGATAATAGGGAATATAACATCAACGGCAAATGACCTACAAGGTACATGAAGCATTCCCTCTGATGGTTTATCAGGGGGAGGTGGAGTGTCACGACCTTATCAAAGAACATCTTGATGAACTCCGTGACTATTGGTTCAATGGGTATGAGAACGAGAGTCCAGAATATTCTGGTAGGATCTTTGCTCATCAAAAAGAATGTTGCAAACCATTCTTCAAAGAACTAAGAACTCATATTGATAATTACTTTGACTGTATGATCGTTGATCATTCAAAGTTGGATTATCACATCATCAAGTCTTGGGTTGGATACCACAAAGATAACGAGACACCATCAGTAAAACCTCATAATCACAATGCTTCTGATTTGAGTTTTGTGTATTATTTGAACACTGATTCAACTTCGGATAAATTCTGTGTTGCACAAGAGAAGAATCCGAATGAGTGTGTTGGTGATCTCTTCACCACAGCGATTCAAAGGAATCTGATTGGTGGATACAATAAGTACAACTGCAATGTCTACACGATTACTCCCACGGAAGGCACGGTTGTAATCTTCCCAAGCAAGATTGGACACTTCACTCAACAGTTTGCTGATCGTAAGGGTGAACGTATTGTCATTCCTGGTGATGTCAGGGTTACACTCAAACCTGAGAACCCAGATTACCACCAAGGATCAACGCATCCTTCTCAGTGGCTGGAACTTTGAGTAGTTTGTCTGGATCTCCAATCTCGAACAGTCTTCTGTAATCTGATGCCCACATCTCATTCCTGAGCATCCAATCCATATCATAGTCAAACTTGATATGGTCTTTGCCAATATACCTATCGATGTATGATTTGATTAGGGTCTCTCCTAGTGAGACATCACCCCAGTCATTATCATGCATCTCTTTTATTTTCTCATAGAATTTAAAGTACTGCTTCATCCAATAACCTTTACCATGGGCAAAGTAATCGACATATGAATCTTCTGGTTCACATGGACCAGGATGGACCTTCCATGCGGGTATGACTATATCTCCATCTTTGATATTAAAATTCTTCGTTGAGAAGTCACTTCTACATTTAACTACAACATCGTAATCTTCTGGGTCAAATAAAGATAGACCCAGGTATATACAGTACCACTGCTTTAGGATTCTATATGACCACTCTCTACCATTCATCTCTAGACCATCTGATTTAAATTCAAATTCTGGTAGAGTCTCTTTATCTCTGAACAAGTAATTTTTTGGTTGATACTCTCTGATCAGACTATCAGTATCTACATCAACAACACCAGAACCCATATACAATTCTGAATAGTTGTATGAGGTGATGTAAACATCTGCAGAATACTTATCAATAATATTTGACTTGATGTTTGGAAGATGCTTCTCCCAATTCCTCATGTATCCTGTCATCAAAAGAGCAACTTTCACAATAAATAAAAGAAAGGTTATAAAGATTTATGGCAGCTACAACTGAGGAACTCAGGGAGGAGAGGGATCAACTTGAAGGTGTCCTTACCAAAATCCCAGTTAAACGTGCCAGAACACAAAAGACTCTTGACAAGTTTACTTTACCTTCTGTTGAATCTCAGCAGTTGGCAAAGAATACGATTGATGCTGCAAATGCAGTAAAGCAAAGTATTGTTGCTCTGGGTGGCAATACTGGACTATCAACATCTTTGTATGGATCTAGCACATCAAATATAACCAGTAAGTATGGATCCATGGTTAGTGGAGTCACTACTGCTACTGGTAGTTCTTTAGGAATTGCTGGACTTGGAACAGAAGTAATTGCATATGGAACTATAAAAAATGATGTGATAAAGGGATATGATTATCCAAAGATATCTGGTGGAGACTATAGTGATGATGCTACTGTGTTTGTGGGTGAAGGATTTTATACAGTAACCAATAGTAATATTGGTATTGGTAGAAGCACTAGATTCTTTCAAAGTGGTGGATCTGATGTTGGAATTGTGTTTGATATTAATGTGGATGTGACATCTTTGATATCACAATATAATGCTGGTATATCTACAGTCACTAATCAATGCCTTGTTGCAACTGAGAACCAAGAATTGAAGATGGAGGCACAGTTTGAAATGTGGGGATTGGAGAGGCAACAAGTAACCACAACACAGAAGTTGAATGAAGTCAAGGCAGCTTTGGCAGTTGTCGAAGATCCTGCTTACGGTGGTCCTTGGTAGTTGACTTTTGAGAGACCATACCTTATAATATAAAGGTAATCAGTTGAGGGGTCGCCCAAGTCTCAGTCTAGATCTCTTACAGATTACACTCGCGGAGTTAGTTCAGCGGTAGAACGCTATCCTTCCAAGTTAGATGTCGTCGGTTCGATTCCGATACTCCGCTTAACGGACTTGGCAAACGTCCGTACTCACATCTCCAGGAGAAAAAAGAACTGGAAAACCAACCCGTGTGGGTGAGAAGTGGGATCCTTCTTGGTGCCCGTCAGTGCTAGCCTGACGTTAACCTGCCAGGTTGAAATACCTGGCGCATTTAAAAGGTCTATGCGTCCAGAAACACGTAAAGCGATGGAAATGCTTTGGTCAGCAAAGTGGAACTTGCCAAAAGCAGCAAAACACGCTAACCTTAGCAATAAGGAGATGAAGATTACTTTTAATGAGTATTGTCATTTCCATCCCCCTACGTGGGATCAAGGGAGTGTGGCGGAATCGGTAGACGCACCAGACTTAAAATCTGTTGGGAGTTAATCCCGTGGGGGTTCAAGTCCCCCCACTCCTATCGGGAAGGAGTACCCAAAGACTCTATGTAGAAAGAGCGCCTTCCCCTAAAAACTAAATATTAGGAAACGGTAACAGTATGAGTACGAAGCTCAAGCTTACTAAAGCATACTGCTGGTATGATTCAATGGAACTTGGATCTCCAGAACGAATAGTTAAAATGTACTTTATAAATGGTATTCCGTTCACCTGGGATGAATTGACAGAAGCAGAAGAAGGAAATTATTCCTGTAAAATTGCTGCTGACACACATAAACTTCGTTATACCCCAGAATTTTTATTCCAGTCTTCTGGATATCTAGTGATGGAAGAATGCCATCCATGTTTTTTTGAGTTGGAAGTAGAAAATCCCGAAATACTTGCAGAGATTGATGAATCTTGATTATTCTAGAGAACCACATGCAATGTTCTCTGTGCCATTTTTTGTTGAACAAGTTGATCTAGATAAGATTAACTTCAATGACAATCCTAAATTTGCTCCATCTTTTTTGAGTGGAGTGAACTCAAGCCTTTCGGGAGATTCTTTGACTGATGAATCCTACGAATACTTGGGATCTATAATCTCAGAATGTATTGGTAGATTCTCTGATAAATCATTTGCTATTGGGCAAGTATGGAGGAATGAATATAAAAAAGAGGATTGGCAAGATCCTCATATTCATTCTGGTGCCCAGTGGAGTTTTATCATATATGATACCGTTGAATGTTCCAAAACCGTGTTCATGAATCCTGCTAGGAAGGAGTTCATGAATCAATGGGGAATGTATGCCCAGACTATTCCAATGGACTTCATTCCAGAAATTCCCTCTGGTGGAATGATTATATTCCCTTCCTGGGTAGAGCACTTTGTAATGTCTGGTAATGAAGGATCAACAATATCTGGTAATATTTACCTCGTGGACCCACCAGCGGGACCACAATAGACGCCCTTGTAGCTCAGTGGTAGAGCAGCTGTCTTGTAAACAGCAGGTCGTCCGTTCAAGTCGGATCGGGGGCTTTTATGTTTGACGCAGAAATATATAATTATGATTCTAATAAATATCGCTTCCGTGATATTATATTGAATTCTATTCGCAAGTATTATCCTGATGTAGTTGATCTGGAATATCTTCATGAGATAGTTCCATACAAGCATGTTGGTGATCTTGTTAAGAAAATTGGCAAGGATATTGCAGACACCGATTTCTATCAAAGATTTGATGAACTAATTGCTGAGAAAGTTCTTCCTCTACTACCAACTGATGTTTTGGTGCAGAGGTTTGGTAATATTAGAATAACTGTTCCAGATCAAGATAAGGTTGGTACAGTTCTTCCATTCCACCAGGGTAAATGGGTTGGTAATGGTTTGGGGTTGAGAACAATATGGTTACCTTTTACTGATGCGTATGAATCTAATTCTCTACAGATACTTGATTTAGAGAAGAGTAGATGGATTACTGAGGGTTGTCTCAAAGAGAACTGGAGTTATCAGAGATTCCAACACTTTTGTTTAAATCATTGTAAACCTGTTAATATAACTCAGAATCAGTTTTTGCTGTTCACTCAAGAGAATATTCATGGTGCAGTTCCCAACAGAACTGGTAAGACTAGGATAAGTATTGATGTTAGAGTTCTGTTGAGGGATGGACAACCTCATAGGAAATGGCCAGGAGCATATTTTAGAATCCTTGGTGATACAGATATTCAGTCAAGAAGGGTTCCAATTCTTGATCATGAGAATGTGGTCATGTATGCAGAATATGAGGGATTTAAAACTCAATACATAGATTTATACTTCCAGACATTGACAGTAAAAGAATACTGCAATAGAATGGGATATACGTTCCCTCACCAGACAGGAGATAATGAGGGAAGAAATCATGTGTATTTGGAATATTTGATCAAACAAGGTAATGTTGATCATATACTGATGTTCAGTATATTCTCTCTACCCGATGATAAGGAGAGGAGAGATCATATTATGGAATTGGCTTTAGCGTTTAGAGTTAAACTCCACTTTGCTAACGAGGAGTTTGTTCTCGATAGTCAAGATAACTTGGATAAGATTGAATATATACGCAATTTTACTCACGATTGGAGCAACCCAACGCATGAAAATAAATCTCTGGTACTCTGATATTATGTCTCAGTGGAGATGGACTTTATGTACTGAGAAGCATAATACGTCTCATCCACAAGAGCAACATTCTGGGCAAAGACCATTCCTCAGGGATGCAATGAATGATGTTGCTAACACTGTAGAATATATTTTAGATGCAAAAGAGAATGAATAAATAAATCATAGCAAAAGCATCTAGTGGAATAAAATGGGTCTTAGTCGCTTAGATAATTTCCTCAAGAATAGTAAAGGTGATATCCTTTACGTCGATCCTTCTAGTATTGACTCGACGGATAGTATTGAAAACCAAGGTAATTCCCTTGTTAGACCCTTCAAGACTATTCAAAGAGCACTCTTAGAAGCAGCGAGATTCTCTTATCAGAAGGGTCTGGATAACGATAGATTCAGCAGAACTACAATCATCGTTTATCCTGGTGAGCACGTCATTGATAATAGACCTGGATGGATTCCAGTTCATGATAATCCTTTAACTGGTAATAACTGGTTGACACGTAGTGGATCAACGTCAAATGCTTTAGAGCAGTTTACATTAGATGCAAACTTTGATATTGATGATCCAGAGAACGATCTTTATAAGATGAACTCTGTCTACGGTGGTGTAATTATCCCCCGTGGTACATCTATTGTTGGTATGGACCTTCGTAAGACGAAGATCCGTCCGATGTTCGTTCCTGATCCTGCAGATGCTGACATTAAGCAAACCTGCTTGTTCCGTGTAACTGGTACTTGCTACTTCTATCAGTTTACATTTTTTGACGCTAATCCAAACTCATCAGTCTTTAAAGATTATGGACTGACAAAGTACGTTCCTAACTATTCTCACCATAAAGTTACTTGTTTTGAGTATGCTGATGGTGTGAACAATGTTGGATTTAATGATAATTTCTTAAATTACTCTTCTGAGAGAACTGACCTCGATATTTACTACGAGAAGATTGGTCTCACCTTTGGTCCTTCTAGTGGAAGAGATATTTCTCCAGACTTCCCAAGCACAGCACTTGATATTCAAACCAAGATTGACGAATTTAGAATCGTTGGATCTAAGGGTGAGAATGTTGGTATTAATAGTATCAAAGCAGGTGACGGTGTTAACTCTAGCACCACCATTGAAGTAGAGCTGACAGAAGCACTTGGTGGTCTTGATGTAGATACTCCAATTAGAATTGAGGGTGTACCTACGGGTGGATATAATGGATCCTTTGTAATTAGTGAGGTTCAAGGACCCACTAAGATTAATTATGAGGTATCTAATCCACCATCAAATGCGCTTCCATCCATTGTTGCAGGTGCTCCAACACTGAATATTGTTGTTGACTCTGTAACTTCTGCATCTCCATACATCTTTAACTGCTCACTCCGTTCTGTATACGGTATGTGCGGTCTGCACGCTGATGGTAGCAAGGCAGATGGATTCAAGTCCATGGTTGTTGCCCAGTTTACTGGTATTGGACTTCAAAAGGATGATACTGCATTTGTAAAATATAATGCAGTCTCTGGTGTATATGAAGATTCTACTGCTGTAAATAACTTACATACAGATACTTCTGCAATATACAAACCAGACTACGAGAACTTCCACATCAAAGCATCGAATGATGCATTCTTGCAGTTGGTTTCTGTGTTCGCTATTGGATATGCGAACCACTTTGTTGCTGAGTCTGGTGGTGACCACTCGGTTACAAACTCTAACTCTAACTTTGGTGCTAGAGCACTTGTATGTTCTGGATTTAGAGATAATGCATTCCCTAGAGATGATACTGGATTTATTACTCATATCATCCCACCTCAAAAAATCAGTGGTGACGAGGTAACAATTGAATTCGCATCGATTGATGTTCAAAAGACTATTGATGCCGCTAACGATAATAGACTTTATCTCTACAATGAGGTTAATGAGAATGTTCCTCCAAAGTCTGTACTTGAGGGATATAGAATTGGTGCAAAGGTTGATGACAAACTGAAAGTTATCATTAACGAGAATAATGTACCTCAAACTAAGAGTGCTAAAATTATTATGCCAGACACCCAAGGAACGGGTGTTTATGAAGTAACTTCTACAAAGTTATCTCAGGTTGGTAGAACTGCTATTGGTATCAATAGTATTACCTCTAACATCTTTACTTTAACTCAGGGTCACCAGTTTAAGTCTGGTGAATCTTTGCGTATTCTTAGTGATGACGGTGAACTTCCAGATGGTCTGGATCACAATAGAGTTTATTATGCTATTACTGCTGGTATTAACACTGACCAGATTAAATTAGCACAAACTCTGAATGATACTATTAGTGCATCTGCTGTTACTGTAAACAGTAAGGGTGGTATTCTTCAGATTGAATCTAGAGTATCTGATAAGAAGTCTGGTGATATTGGTCACCCAGTTCAGTACGATACTGCTATTGGACAATGGTATATCACTGTTAATGATAATAATGAGATTTATAATACTGTTGTAGGACTTGGAACAACTTCTCTTGGTGCAGCAACACCAAAAACCTTCATCAGTAGAACTCCAGACAATAGAGGTCTTGATGATGGAGTCTATAAGGTAAGATATGTTGTACCAAAGGATTCTACAGTCCTTGGTAGACCTCCTGAAGATTCCTTTGTCATACAGGAATCTAGCACTACTGTTGGATTTACCAACAATGAAGTTGCTAAGTTTAAGAATACAACTCCAGTAGTTCTTTCCAATACGTCTGAAATCAGAAACCCAAGATTTATCTCTGGAACTGATTGGGATGCTATTGTTGGTATTGCTACGATTAAAACTGAGATTCCACACGACTTGTCTGTAGGATCTAAAGTTGAGATCAAGAATATTGTATCTACTGCTAATACAACTGGACTTGGTAATACTGGATTTAATGGTGTCTTTGAGGTCACTGCAACTCCAGATAGAAAGTCATTTAGTGTTGGTCTTTCTACTAACCCTGGTATATTTGATAATAATATCAACCTTAGAACTGTAGATCTTCCTAGATTTGAACGTAAAGAATTCAACACCACGTTGTTTGTTTACAGAAAGGAAGAGATACAAGAGTATATTCCTAATGCAAAGGACGGTGTTTATCACCTGACTCTTATTGCTGCAGATTCCCAACCACAGGTTGCGCCATTCCAAGATCTTAGATTTAGTCAACCACTCAAGAATCTCTATCCACAACTTGATAGAGATAATCCAATCTCTGACCCTGAACAGACAAGAACTTTTGCTCTACCAACACCACTTGGTCTGACTGAGGTTAATAATCCTAAGAACAGCCTTACAAAAGAGGTTATCAACAAGAGAACCAAAGATTTTGTAAGTGGTATTAACGTAACAGATATTCTGTCTTCTTCTGGAATTGCTCATACGATAACAACTTCTGGTGACCATGGTCTAAACTATATTACCAGAGTTGGTATTGCTAGTGTTGGTGCTAATTATGGTGATGGATCTGGTAGTGTTCAGACTCTCTATAACGCAAAATTAGTTGGATTTGCTGGTTCTACAACTGGTAAGTATGCTACTGCTAACGTTGAGATCGATGCTACAGGTGCTATCTCTGACATCAAGATTGTTGATGGTGGTTCTGCATATGGAATTGGTAACACACTTGCAGTTACTGGCATTGGCACAACTGTAGGACATATTGTAGGTCATGTTATTGTTGAGCAGATTCACAATAGTATTGGTGATGTTCTGCGTATTGATGGCATTAGAGATGATAGATTTAAGGACTACAACAATCTCTACAGAGTTACCAGTGTTGATACTGGCGATGATGTAAACATAAATGTTGCATCTGCAAGCACTGTTTACTATAAGGAGCAATTTGCTGCTCCTTCGGCAATCACTGGTATTAATACTGGTGGATTAACTCAGATCAGCTCTGCTATCTTCTCTGACGTTACTGCATACTTAACTGGTGAGGCAATCGGCATCAGTTCTATCACATATGACAATGTATCTGGTATCTCCAGTATTACTACTGTTGATTCTCATGGTCTGTTGGTTGGCAACTCCATCGTAATTGGTGGAGCAGGCAACTCTCTGATTGATGGTCACTGGAGTGTTGATACTGTTTACAATGTCAATAGTCTTGCAGTTAAGATTGGTATTGGAACCACAACTGTTACCCCAACGGGTGGTGGATTTATCTATCCAACAGGTGTTAATGCTCAAGCGTCTGGAATTGATAGAGCAGATGAAGCAGCATCCTCTAGACTTGTTCCAACTTATGCTGGTATTACCTCAACCATTGCTACTGCCCTTAACGATCCAACACTTAATACTCTGACTGTCACTAATGCATCTCACATGGGATGGGACGTTGGTGACTATCTCGTGATCGATAATGAGATCATGAGAATTAGTGAGTCTGTAACTAGTGACACTGCAATTGACGTATTCCGTGGACTCTTTGGATCTCAGAAGCAGAACCACCCAGTTGGTTCAGTCATGCGTAAGGTTAAGTTTGAACCAGTTGAATTTAGAAGAAACTCTATTATTCGTGCATCTGGTCATACTTTTGAATATCTTGGATTTGGACCTGGTAACTACTCTACCGCTCTTCCAGAGAGACAAGATAGACAATTTAAGCAGGTTGAGAGACTTCTATCTCAGTCGGTATCGGTAAATGCTGGTACGCCATTCTATAATGGTTTGGATGACCAGGGTAATGCATATACTGTTAACAAGTTCACCAGTGGTACTACTGGACAAGACTTAATTACTAATGCACCAGTTCCTACTGTAACTGGTGAGGACATCACTAGTGATACTGGTGCTGTTGGATTTGATGTAGATCAGACCGAACAACTCTCTGTCACCAGAGGCATCAAGGTTGATGGTGGTAAAGATAATGTTATCATCTCTCAATTCAATGGTCCTCTGATTGTCAATAAGAAGTTGACAGTCAATGATTCTGTGGAAGGTAATAGTGTTCTGATCCAGGGTGATCAAACTATTGCTAGAGAGTACACGGTTGGCATCTCTACGCCACAAACTGCTGGTAACGTTGGTAATGTTGTCTTTGATGCAGAACCAAATTCTGGTGGCGAACTTGGATGGGTCTACACTAATGATAATAACTGGAAGAAGTTTGGTCCTATCCAAGCAAATCCAGACAATTACTATGTTGGTCTCTGGAGTGGATCCTTCAGAGGTGATGGTTCTGGACTGACAAACGTATCCGACGTTTGGGTATTTGATGGTGTTGGTATCTCTACTACTGCAAACGTTGGTATTGAGACGACCTCAGCAAAACCAGGATTCTCTCTGTACGCCAGTGGTCCTGTTCTCTTTGAGAACAACGTTGAATTCAGAATGGAATCACTGGTATGGAACGTCACGGGTGGATTCCTGGTCAATACGGGTATAACGACGTTCAATCAGCAGGTTAATGTTAATACCTTTAATGCAATTGGGGTATCTACATTCCTGGAGAATATCATTGTCAGTACTGACCCTGCTGTAACTAATGATGTGTCGGATAATGATGGTAACTTTATCAGATTCCTTCAGACTGACCCCGCACTTAACTCTGCCTATGGATATGGTGGTCTTAAGTTTGAAGGTAATGACATTGGTAACACTGGTGAGCGTGGATACATCAAGGGCGTATCCGAAGGTACTTCTGGTCAGTTTGGTCTGGTCTTTGGTACAATGGAGAACGGAGTCTCCAATCCACAAGAGAGACTCAGAATCAACGCCGCTGGTAATGCCAACTTCTCTGGCACTGTCACTGCTAACTCTGACGAGAAACTCAAGGAGAATGTTGTTGGTATCACCAACGCACTTGAGAAGGTCATGGACCTCAGAGGCGTATACTTCAACCGCATTGGTAAGACTTATGATGATCGTGAGATCGGTGTCATTGCACAAGAGGTTGAGAAGGTTCTTCCTGAACTTGTCAAAGAAAATCCTGACGGAACCAAGGCAGTTGCATACCAGAATATGGTTGCAGTCTTGATTGAGGCAATCAAGGAACAGCAAGAACAGATCAATGAATTGAAACAGACAGTTAAGTGTCAATGTATGGATAATGAAGAATTAAAAGATCTGATCAGAAGAGTTTGTATATCTGAGAGATTAGATAATCTCTAAATCCTGACACGGGGGGGCACTGCCCCCCTTTTTTATGGTATACTGGGTTTGACTCTTGTCTTAAAATATGCCCTGGTTGAGTCTTGCTATATTGTTCCCGATCGCATGTTCTCTCGGCATCTTCTTCCTTCCAGAAGGTAATAAGGTTGTCCGATGGTATGGATTGGGAGCGTGTTTAATTACGTTCATCATCACGGTAGCAGGGTATATCAATGGATATGATCCCTCTATCAGTGGTCTACAAATGGCAGAGAGGATCTCGTGGGTTCCTTCACTAGGACTCACCTGGTCTGTGGGTGCAGATGGTTTGTCAATGCCCCTTATTCTGCTGACAAGTTTTATTACAAGTCTGGCAGCACTTGCTGCTTGGCCAGTTACATTCAAACCTAAACTGTTCTACTTCCTGCTGCTTCTGATGGCAGGTGGTCAGATCATGGTCTTTGCAGTTCAAGATTTGATCTTGTTCTTCTTGTCATGGGAATTGGAACTTGTTCCTGTGTATCTCATGATTGCAATCTGGGGAGGTAAAAATCGCCAGTATGCTGCTACGAAGTTCATTATCTACACTGCAGGAAGTTCTCTGTTCATTCTTATTGCTGGACTGGCGATGGGATTCTGGGCAGGTGGTGGTGCTCCCAACTTTGAGTACACCACTCTGATGCAGCAAGGATTCCCAAAGAACTTCCAACTCTGGTGCTATGCAGGATTCTTGATTGCCTTTGGCGTCAAACTCCCTATTGTACCAGTTCATACATGGTTGCCTGATGCTCATGGTGAGGCAACTGCACCAGTTCACATGCTTCTGGCAGGTATTCTTCTCAAGATGGGTGGATACGCACTTCTGCGATTCAACTGTCAACTGCTGCCTGAAGCACATGCGGTGTTTGCACCGCTCCTAATTGTTCTTGGCGCTATCAATATCATCTATGCAGCACTTACTTCGTTTGCACAAAGGAATCTTAAGAAGAAGATTGCTTACAGTTCTATTAGTCATATGGGATTCGTTCTCATTGGCATTGGTAGTTACAGTGCTCTCGGCACCAGTGGTGCCATGCTTCAGATGATCAGTCATGGTCTGATTGGTGCATCCCTATTCTTCCTGGTGGGTGCTACCTATGACAGGACTCATACTCTCCAGTTGGACGAGATGGGTGGTGTCGGTCAGAACATGAGGGTTATGTTTGCTCTGTGGACAATGTGTTCCATGGCATCTCTTGCCCTTCCAGGCATGAGTGGATTTGTGAGTGAGTTGATGGTCTTTGCTGGATTTGCAACTGACACGATGTATGGTTTGCCATTCCGTATTATCATGTGTGCAGTTGCTGCTATTGGAGTTATCCTGACTCCGATCTACCTGCTCTCGATGCTGCGCGAGATCTTCTATGGTAAACCCAATCCAGAACTGGTCTCCCATACAAACTTGGTTGATGCAGAACCTCGTGAGGTTTATGTCGTCAGTGCTTTGCTTGTCCCTATCATCGCGATTGGACTCTATCCAAAGTTTATGACAGATGTTTACAAGAGTTCTATCGATGCTCTTGTTGCCCGCGACTCAGCACCGTTGATTCGTGAGAAGGCATCGCCATTTACGGTGAGGTACACCGCACCAACTGTATAAGTGGCACAGGGGGCATTGCCCCCCTTTTTTATGGTGTATACTTACTGCATACAACGATCTTCGCACTCGTGTCCCTCGTCAACATCTACTTCGATACTGCCGAAAACATCACTGTACCATCCTTCAATGTTGGTCAGACTCGCTTCGCTTGGGAGCATCGTCATCGTGGAAGTGATTATGGTAAGGCAAACCAGCGTGGTGCTCAATTTGAATCCAAGTACATTCGCTGCCGTTGGTGGGAGGATGTATCTACTCGTGATGATGGTCATGATGGTGGTCACGATAAGATTATTCATGCATGGTTGGACAAACAAGTTGGTATTAAGAGACTTGGTGCTAAGAACTCTGAGACTTTTGAGTACGATCCAAAGCGATATAATTTGGACATCATCGGTGAGATGATCCATGAGCAATTCTTCGCGGGTAAGGAGAAGGTGTATGAAGAATTCAAACCACGTCCATATCAGCAGAAGTTCCTCAATAAGATTGCATGGTGTACTAGTAACGAGTTCCTGCTGTTCGCTAAGTGCCGTGCAGGCAAGTCTGCAATGGTCTTGAAGCACATTGTCGATACCAACTATAAGGTATCGCTGGTTTGCTCCCTCCAGAAGTCTCCTGAGGGGTCTTGGAAGGATGATTCGGACAAGTACTTCCCTTCAGTCAAGTATATCTCTCTCAAGGATCCTGGTTGGGAGACTTTCCTTGAATACTGGAGTAAGCGTGATGTGAATGTCGTCCTCTGGGGTACAGTTCAGAGTTGCTTGAAGCGTCTGGACAAGATTAAAAACGTTGACTTTGTTGCTTTTGATGAGTCGCATATTGGTGGTAATGCCAAGATGTTTAACACACTGCGTGAGGAACTTGATACTCGCATCTGCTACATCTCTGGCACTGCTCATAAACTTGCTCTGAAGTTCCCAGAAGATAATCAGAAGTTTGTCTACACTTACTTTGATGAGCAACAAGACGTTCAGCGAGGGGTCTTCAAGCGTCCTAAAATGAATGTTGCTGTTGCCAAGTATCAGACCGCTGCATATCAGGAGATCTTTGGTAATGATCCTGATGCCATGAAGAACATCTTCACGATGAAGGGTAAGGAGTTCCTTCATGAAGGTCTGGTGAGAGAGTTCATCCGCAACTACTTTGGACCACAACGCAATATTCGTATTGGTGACCGTCTACTTCAAGGTAATTATCACATGATGGCACTGCCTAGTGTTCCAGCATGTCATGCATTCCAGAAGTTGGTTGAGTGCTATTATCCAGCATTGGTTGTCACATCGGATCAGAATAAGAATCAAGAGGACATCAATCTATTCTTGGATGAGCATCCTAAAGCACTGATCATCACTCAATCTGCAAATGTTTTGGGTGTGACTGCCAAGAAGATTGATACGGTTATCAACTGTCGTGGTGGAGACTCAATCGAGTTCTGGACCCAACTTGCCTTCCGTGGAGGATCTGGTGATCATGACTGGTGGGTCATTGATTTTGCTGCTCAGAGGTGCCTACGTGCCCTTCACTCAGCGTTCCAAGTGGCATGTGATAGCAATCCCTCTCTGTCAGAGTTCAGCGTTGTGGACTTCACTAACATCCATGAATGGAATGATGGATTCCAGGAAGTAAACAAGGAAGCGTTTGAAGATGCTCTGGCAGCAGATGTTGAGGGAAGCATCTCCACGGTGACTAGTATTATTGAATCACTAGATCTAAGTGATTTGAAAGACTTCAACCTTCGTCAGAAGTCTGCTCTCACCACAGTTGTGAAGGAGGCACAGTTGAATGACAATGGTGCCAACAATCAAAGTTGCGTTGTGATGGAGGTAGATCGAGCAAAAAAGCAGACGACCTTGACACTCTGAAGAAGCAGACTGTCAAGGCACTCCTGGAATCCATTCCTCTGACTATGTTCTATATTATTCGTAGTGGTCAGAATGTGTATTCCATCAATGATGTGATCGGATCTCATATCTATCCATCTGTTACTGGAGACAATGAAGGTATCCTCTCTGAAGTCATCTCAAAGAATCCTCGTAGTGTAGAACTCCTGACTCGTCGGATTGGTTTGGTGACAAACAGCATTCAGAAGAGCATGAGGGAGTCAGTCTCCAAGACTATTGATAGTCTGTCGGTCTCATCTGAGATTCAGAGAGCAATTCCTGCACAGTTGCTTGACAATATGATCAATGACTGTCAAGATATGAGCAGCACCTACATGTTCGGTGATCCCAGTGGTTCTCACTCTGCTCGACTCCTGGAACATGGTATTGATCCCAGCAGTCTCACCGTTTGGGAGAGTTGCGATAGTCATCGCAATCGTGTAGGATATATTGACAAGCAGATTAACGTTGTTGCCGCCCATCCAGACATGAAGTTCACCGCCATTCTTGCCAATCCCCCATACCAGGATCCGACCAAGAAGGCACGGAACAATAAACTGTGGACTAAGGTGGTTGAGCAGCATCTGGATATGGTTGCTCCTGGTGGTGACATGTGTGAAGTCACTCCTGCATCTGTGTTGGGTAACACGGGTAAGGGTAAGAAGTTTATGCAGTTGTTCTCTACGATCTACAACCTCAAACTCATTGACTACACTGCTGATGATTACTTCACTGAGGGTGTAGATATCTGTCGCTGGCATCTGGTGAATGAACCCTATCAGGGTAAGACTACAGTGATTACTCATGATGGGACCTTCACCTGGGACCTTCGCGATGGTCTGCCCCTCTTCGGTGATGCTGCTCTCAAGCACTCTATCCTCGATAAGATTGCAAACTCAAACCATCCTCGTATTCCTTTGAAGATTGGTCAGGAGATTGCCAATGAGGACTACGTTCCTGATGGTAAGTATGAGGTCTTCAAGACTGGTAACAAGGTTGCTCGTACCAACGTGGTCCCAAACACTGGAGATGTGCTAAAGTTCATCGTACCGTTCTCCAGCACTTACAAGAAGAGGTTTGTCTCTAATGGATTTGTTGGTATGCTTAATGTTTGGTGCCCTATTCCTTCTCAAGAGGAGGGAACGCGCCTTAGTGAGATCTTTGATAATCCGATCATTCGGTTTTTTGTGGAGAATTATAAGAGGACTTCGGGATTTACTCCTGCTATTAAAAATGCGGAAGTACCTGACATCACGAACTATGAGGATCTGCCTGGTCAATTTGGTCTCACCTCAGAAGAATTGAACTACCTGCAGAGAATCAATGTCATCTAAGAATCTCCACAATCAAAAGCATGGGTCTACCATTGAACGCTCTGATGAGCGCATCAGTCAGACTGCGGAGGTCTTTACTCCCATCGCTCTGATTGAGCAGATGATTCGGGAGATACCAGTGTCACAACTGAAGGATCCTGAGTCTAAGTTCATTGACAACTGTGCTGGTAGTGGTAACTTCCTTGTTTGTCTGTGTGAGACACTGCAGGAATATCACAGCAGAGATCACATCATCAACAACATGCTGTATGCTGTGGAGTTGATGGAAGACAATCATAAAGAGATGTGTAGGAGACTTGACATCCCTACAGATCACCCGCACTTCGTTTGTGCAGACGCACTTCAATATCATTACAGGTTTGATGGGACAACAGGACCTATCACAATGGATCAGTTCATGGTATAGTATCTCTATCGATATGGGTTCAATGCAACTTCGTCCTCACCAGGCAAAGGCACTTGATGTCATGACCCAGTGGTCTAACGGCATCATTGTGGTCCCCACTGGCGGGGGCAAGACTTTTATTGCTATCTCTGACGCAAAGCGTGAACTTGCTACCCCTGGTCGCAAGACTATTGTGGTGGTTGCTCCTCGCCTGCTGCTGGCACAGCAGTTGTCTGCTGAGTTTACTGAGCACATCACTAACGCTGCTGTTCTTCATGTCCACTCTGGCAGTGGATTGCATCACACAACAACCAATCCTGAAGAGATTCGGTTGTGGCAGGAGTACACTCCTGGTCATTTGTTAATATTTACTACATATCACTCTCTTCATCGTATTCAAGAGTCTAATATATCTGTAGATGTTGTCTACTTTGATGAAGCGCACAACTCAATCAAGAAGAATTTCTTTGGTCCTACCAGGTTTATCTCTGCTGGTGCTCGCCGCAGTTACTTCTTTACTGCTACTCCTAAGTACACTGCCACTTATCGGAAGCACGGCATGAATGATCCCGTCTATGGCGGAATCATCTACAACGTGCCTGCTACAGAGTTGGTAGAGAATGGATCTATCCTTCCTCCTAAGATCAATGCCATTCCTGTTGGTGTTCATAGGGAGAAGGGAGAAGACGCTGCACAAGGAGATTGTGATACCCTCCTAGATACACTGAGGAATGAAGACTGCATGGATAAGGTGCTGATTGCAGCACCAAATACAAAGGTTATGATGCGTATGCTTGCAACCACAGACTTCATGTCTGAGGTTCGTGCTTTGGGTTATGACCTGCTTTGGATCACCAGTAAGCATGGTGCCTTCCACAATGATCAGAAGGTCACTCGTGAGCACTTCTTCAACCTTGTCCGTGCCTTTGGTGCTGATCCTGATAAGAAGTTTGTTGTTCTCCACTACTCTATTCTGAGTGAGGGCATCTCTGTTCCTGGTCTGACTTCTCTTGTTCTCATGCGTCAGATGAACGTCATTGAGATGTGTCAGTCTGTTGGACGTGTCATTCGTCTGCACCTGGATGACATTCAAGGCATCAAGCAGGGCACTCTCATCCCTGGTGATACCAAGCAATACTCCAAACCATTTGGTCTGGTTCACGTTCCTGTTTACAGCAACGTTGGAATCTCCACAGTCAAGCGACTTGAGAAGGTCGTCAACACTGTATTTGTACAGGGTCAACCCGCTATCGCTACTATCAAACGATGATTCAATACAATCACCATAAGAAGCAATACTTATTTGCTACAAACATCAGTTGGTTAGATGTTCAGAAGCAGATTGACTTGGAGAAGGAGAATGGAACTCATAGGGCAGTCAGTGATGATACTGACCTGTGTATTGACTGTGGATGTATTCCTGGATTCATGCAGAATATTTACAGTAAGTTTTTAAAAGAACAGGGATATGAAGCAATGCACATGTATACCTCTCGTAAGGTAGGTGCAGAGACACTTGGAAGACACAATGATGACCAAGACGTTCTCATTATTCAGTCAAGGGGTAGGATGACATACAAATTTGATGACAAAAATGTGGTAACATTGTATCCTGGGGATGGATTATACATTCCTGCCTGGGTATACCACAACCCAATCACCATTGAACCACGAATCACTTTGAGTTTTAGTAAAGGATGACTACTGACAAAGAACTAAAGGAGGTTTACAACTTTTACAAGGATTGTAAAGAAGGATTTGTTACTAGGGACGGTTATGCTGCTGTCCCACTTGCAGGTTCAAAATCTTTTGTAATAGTGTATAATGGAGAGCAACTGAAGGTGTGTAAGACTGAGAAGTCTGCCCATACCTTTATCAAAAAACATCGTACCCAAATCAAAAAAGGAACTGTTTTTGTATCATGATGAACCTTGACCCGCATCCAGACACCCTGGTGACAATCACATGTGACAAGGAAGGTCTGAAGACTATGATCCAGGCAGCTATTGCTGCTATTCAGCAAGCAGATAATTGGAACTTTGGTGACGAGTATGATCTGGATCTCACACCCTATCATGATATGCGAGATTCTCTGATTAAAAAGTACGTTGAGGTTTATGGGAACGATGATATCACGATCTGAGTTGGTTCATCTGCAACTACAGGCAATGCTTAGGGAGAATAAGTTCCCTAGCAGTGAGATCATGTATTGTGGTGAGAGGGATGGAGAGCATTGGTATCTGATTGGTGGTGAGCATGAAGTGCCAGTATCTCAGATTGTAGATATCAATCCAGCAGATGATGATCAAGAAGTTTGAAGTCAGCGAAAAAGTAACAGAGTATTTTACCCTCTTACTGAAGGTTTGTATGGCAAATCCCGAAGTAATTGACTACAAGCAGAGTTCTTTGTCACCAAGTTGCTCTGCTACTCTTAATTTGTTGAATTTTAAACTACCTGATAAGTTTTATAACTATACTGGCAGATTGTTAAAAAGATCAGAAGAGGTTACTGGTCAAATTCTAAAGTACCATTACATGCATATGGTAGATTATACCAATGGTGGTATAATGTCAAAGCACTCACACAAACACAACGAGGATTTTAGTTTTATACTGTACCTTAACGACTGTCTTGATGGTGCCACTGTTCTTCATCTAAACGAACAGTATAGGGTAACTCCAAAAAAGGGTACGGTTCTACTATTCTCTTCGATGATTCCACATTCGTCTGAATACTCAAAAAGTAAACAGGTTTTTGTGGGTGGACTCAAAGTCACAAAGGAGATTTAAATGGATTGGGACAACACAACAAAACAAGAAAAACGTAAGGATGCATTCTACATCTTTTACGAGAGTGTGCTGAAGCCCGACCATGAGTTGCGCCAAGATGCTCATGAGCAGAAGTGTTATCACGAACTGCTAGAATGGCGTGCAGAAATTATTGAATATCTTGACCGCCGAAGGAATGAAGAATTTTATTGAGAAGTTTGCTATTCCCTTTTATCAAACAAAGATTGAGAATTGGGAAGAGAAGAAGCAAAAACTCCTGGACATCTATGATAAATTTGCTCAGGACAATATGGATGAGGGTGAGCAAAATTCTGATTTTGAACAGGATAATAACTACCACATCTTAATTGAAACTATTCTGTTTGATGACATCAGAAAAGCGACCAAGGATCTGACTAAGTATAAGAGAGCGCCGAGAGTTGCTAATGCTTGGTTCCAAACCTATGACTTAGCACATTCTCATGCTATTCATAACCATGGACTGGGGAACCTGAGCATGGTTTGCTACATAATGTATGATCCTGAGCATCATAGACCAACCACATTTGTATGTCCTTATATGAGTCTTGATGATGGTAATCTTTTGGAGTGGGAACCAGAAGGTGTTGAGGAGGGGACTTTAGTTATGTTCCCATCTGGGTTGGCACACTATGTACCAACTAATCAGTCTGATGTTAGAAGGATGATTCTATCCGCAAATATAGGATAATGTTAAAAGTACCTCATGAATTACAGTTACACGTAACTCATTCATGTAATCTTACATGTGAGGGATGTACTCACTACATGAATCAGGGACATTCTGGTAAGGTTAGTTTAGAGACTACCTCTGAATGGTATGACAATTGGAATAAGAGAATTCTACCAAAGAGGATCACTCTAATGGGTGGAGAACCAACTCTTCATCCAGATCTTACTGAGTTTGTATATCTAACTAGAGAGAAATGGCCACATTCTTATATTGAGATTGTCTCTAATGGATTCTTTCTGCATAGGCATCCTGATCTACCAGAAGCGTTAAGAGAAACTAATACAACACTTGGTGTATCTGTTCATGATGATAGTAATCCAGACTATCGTAATAAGTTTGAACCAATCTTTAGATTAATGAAGGAATGGATCACTAAAGGTGCTCCTGTTGAGATGAGACCATCTGTTGTTCATTGGTTGGCACAATACAAGGGGTTTGGTGACAAGATGGAACCATTTGAGGATAATAATCCCAAATCAAGTTGGAATGCATGTGTATCAAAATTGTGTGTACAACTTCATCAAGGTAAGTTGTGGAAGTGCCCTGCATTAGCATATCTTCCTATGCAGGCAGAGAAGTATAATTTATCTGAGAAGTGGGATCCTTATTTAAAATATGTTCCTCTTGAGCACACTTGTGATGACAAAGAATTGAAGAACTTCTTTACACGTAGAGAAGAATCATTTTGTTCTATGTGTCCTGCTACTGAGCAATATTTTAGTCCATCTAATCCCCTTCTACCTGTGAGTTATTGGAAGAAGAAATATGATACTTGATGGTGAACTCTTAGATCTTTTAGAAAAACTTGCAATAAAAGCAGGTGTATCTCCGTCTGAACGTTTGGATGAGATCATAAAAGATGAATACTATAGAATTAATAGAATAGTACCACAAGAATTATCTACTGATCCTTACTGGAGAGATCATAGAGATGTAGAGCATTTTGATTTTTGTGGTAATACGATTTACAGAGCATATAATATGCTCAGTCGTCACCATATGGATTATCTTTTAGATGATATTGATGATGAACTAAGAACCAGTAAGGATAAATGGGATAGATCTGTAGAAGCGACTAATGAACTACCACATAGGAAGTTGATGCACTATACCAGTTGGTATGTGTTCTTTAGTATGGTTAAAAAGCATCTTCATAACTATGCAAGAATAACCAATAATCCTAGGGTTAAAGAGTATAAGGTTCAGTCTTACTGGGCAAAGAGGATGAAGGGAACGAACCCAGAAGATTATAAGAATGAATTGGATATAAATTATAGGAACAGTCACAGTCATGAGAACTTTGACTTGGGAATGATATATTATCTTAACAATCCGTCAAGGATGTTTGGCACATTGATTGAGAATAATGATAAAGAGATTATCATTCCAGGTGATGAGAACTCTTTGCTAATTCATCATTCACACATTAATCATCAACCAGTAATGCCCCCCAAACAGATTGCTAATAAGTATTACAGATGCGTTATTGTTGTTGATTTTATGCACCCATCAAAAATATGAGAGCTTCCGACAGGATTAAATACTTTAGTATAGTATCAAAGATAAACAAGGGTCAGTTTGATGACATTGCACCAGACGAATATACCTGGTTGCAGAGTAATCCACATGTCTTGAAGGATATGAATCTAACAAGAAAAAAAGAAGAATTACTTCAAAAGTCTGTGGGTTGTCATGGTACTGTTGAGGAGATCCTGTTTTCTTTAGACTTGTCAGATAGAATGTATCGGTGATATAATGTCCACAATACCCTTGCAAGTATGGAACATCTTAAGATACAACCAAATCAGACAATATTAGTTCTTAATTCAAGTTACGAACCAATTAATTTTACAAATTGGAAGAGGGCAGTAATTTTAGTTCTAAAAGATAAGGTTCAAGTTCTATCTGGGAGGGTTGTCAGACTATTAAATTATATTAGAATACCTGTTAGGAATATTATGAACAATCGTCCAACCAGGAGTCAGATTTATAAGAGAGATAAAAATTCTTGCCAGTATTGTGGGGCAACAACTAAACTCACTATTGACCATGTGATTCCAAGAAGCAAGGGTGGACAAGACACATGGGAAAATTTGGTAGTAGCATGTTCTACATGTAATGTCAAGAAGAGTGATAAATTACTTGAGCAGACTAAACTAAAACTTAGGAAGCAACCAAGAGCACCATATAGCACAGTTGCAATTGATCTAGCAGAATCCAATGTCCCTGAATGGAGGGAGTACAGTTATACCTAGGAGATAAAATGTTCTTTCGTAAATTGAATGAGAAGTTTGTAATTGATCATTACAGTAAAACTGGTAAGAAGATTGAGTATGGACTGGACAGTCCCATAGGTTTTATGGGAATCAAGTATTCATATATCAATACTACTAACGATGAGGATCTACTGCAGGTAATTCCAAAGGGATATAGATCTCAATGCACATTCTCATTGATGGAATTAAATTATCAGATTCCTCCTCATACTGATAGTGATATTGAGGCAATCATCAACTTCTATATTACCACTGATGATTGCATCACTCAATTCTACTATCCTCCTGATGATAGTGTTCCTCGCCAGCAGATTGACAATCAGACTGATGGTGCTATATTTCATGAAGGATATTTGAAGAAGGCAGTCAGGTTCATGGCAAAACCTGGCGATGCATATCTTCTGGACGTATCAAAACCACACTCGGTTATTCCAACTAATCCAGGAATCACAGATCGTAAGTGTGTTTGTCTACAAATTCTACATAAGTCATTTGATGATGCAGTAGAGATGCTTAAACTTACAGGGTATATTGATGACTAAACTAGTTGTTATAGATGATTACTTGCAAGAGGGTGATTTTAATAGAATCCGCAGGTATTTTGAAGGTGAAGATGATGATGGAACTGTAGATGGTTCTTGTTGTTGGCAATATGTGCCTGGTTGTGTTGGAACAGATGATCCAGATGGACACTTCCATTTTTCATCTTTGATATATTCAATGCATCACATTTTGGTTCCCAGAGCATTTAATCTGTTGCAACCTATTTTGCAGCAGACTGGAGTGTCCTCTCTTGGTAGAATCAAAGCAAATTGTATGGTGCAAACACATGAGTTAAAGGTAATGAAATTGGGATTCCATACAGACTTCCCAAGAGCGATGACTACTGGCATATTCTATATTAATGATAATGATGGGTATACTTTATTAGAAGATGGTACAAAGATCCATAATGTGGCAAATAGATTTGCTATGTTCCCATGTGAGACTATGCACACTGCTACAACATGTACAACCAC